ACACCTTCAGCATTGCAAAATCACCTGCAATGTTTGGGAGTTCCTCGCAATCTAGCCCGTAAATTGGGTTTCCATTTTCATAAATGGATCTCCAATGAAGGACTAGAAGCATTCAATCAAAGGATTAAAGACCTTTTGATTGAATTGCTTTCAGGGAACAAGGCCCCTTGGATCAAACGCATACATGGTATGAGTTGGATCCTCTGGGATATACGTTCTCTGACCTTACGGCAGAAAGTACGCATCCTTAGGGTGAATACCTTCTTTAACCTCATTAGGGTTACCCCTAAACAGGCAAAGAAGTTCTTTTCATCCCTACAAGCTGACCCAAGTTATAATAGAAATATTATTCCCTTGGCTCAGTTTGGCGCTAGGCTTATTAAGGTTAACTGTAAAGTTATTCCTTATAGGCGTCCTCAAATGGAAGACTATCTGTCTATCCGTTCGAAGAATAAGAACCAACCGGTTCTTTCTGGCGACTTGGCTTGTACTTTAAGGACTGAACGCGCTGGTAATGATTTCAATCTTTACGATTTCATCGCCTATTCATACGCGTTCTCTAGGTTAGGCTTCACCGATGTCTGTAAAGATATCGATGGAATTGTTGATTTCTTTGGAAATCAACATGCTCAGCTTAAACCCGATCTTTTCTATATGGGTGTTGTTTCTCCCATTCAGGAAAAAGGGTGTAAGCTGAGAGCCGTGGCGAATCCCCATCCGTTCATTCAATGGTCTTTAAAGCCATTGGGTGATGCGTTATTTTCCATCTTGGAGCAATTACCAAGGGATTTTACGCATAACCAGACGGATGCTCTACCTCTAATCCGTAATTGGATGAAAAGGGATAAGAAGAATGTAGTTGCTCTCAGTTCGGATGACCTGAAGAATTTAGAAAATATTCATTCAGTCGACCTGTCTGACGCTACAAACCAATTCCCCCTCGAGGTACAAATCAAAGTCTTAGAGACTTTGCTTGGCCCTAAATATTCTGAACAACTAAGAATATTTTCTTGGGCGAGTCAAGGGCGGTGGCAGCTTAGCAGAGCTTTCTCAGCTGTGCTTCCAAACGTTGCAAGTGTAAGGTGGACCAAAGGGCAACCTTTAGGTCTTTATCCTTCCTTTGCAGCTTTTGCTGTCTCCCACTTCGCAATCCTAGAAGGTCTCAGAGCTAAGGTAGGTGGCGAATTCGCTATTGTTGGTGACGATGTCATCATCAAAGGCGATAAGCTTCATACCTTGTATCTGCAATCCTTGGAAATGATGAAGGTATCTTTCTCTAAAGAGAAGAGTATCTCCAACCCTCAGCTTGCTGAGTTTGTTGGACATATTATCCATCCAAAAGGATGGTTCTCTAAAGGTAAAGAGGGTGATCTTAACGGACCATCCGTGTTGTCACGTG